TCAGATGAACATCAATGGTTTATTCATGATAGAGATTTTGTTAAAAGTGTAGCTAGTACTGTAACAGATAAAATAATGAGTGATTAATATGAACTACTATTGGAAAGAAGAAGAATTTATTACTGGTGATAATTTAGAGAGTTTAGGAGATTTTGTCTTTGATGTTGGTAATTACTTGTATGGAGATCATGGTAGGGTTAGAACAACCAAATCAGAAAGACAATTAATTGAAGAACAAATTGTTAAAATAAATGATTTAAAACCTAGAGTCATTTATGTCTATGGTCATGATACAAAAAGGTTTTTACCAGAAATAAAAAACATACATCATGAGTTTGTTTTAATTACTCATAACTCAGACTTAGGAATATATCCAGAATACATACCTTATATAGATGATAAGATTATAAAATGGTTTGGTCAAAACAATTACATAGAACATCCTAAAGTAATTACTTTGCCAATTGGAATAGCAAGAGGTAAATACCAACACGGTAATGTAAAATTGTTGAGTGAAAAATCAAAAAATACCGATAAAAGTATATTGGTATATAAAAACTTTGCTATTGAAACAAATAGTTTTGCTAGAACTAAAGTAGATGAAGTTACGACAAAAAATGGTATTGTTATGTTACCTAAAGTACCGCATAGCCAATATCTTGATTTTGTTTCAAAATCTGCATTCACCATTTCACCGCCCGGTAACGGTATAGACTGTCATAGAATATGGGAGAGTTTATATTTAAAAACTATACCTGTTGTACAGAATAGTATAGCATTTAATCAATTTCAAGATTTACCCATACTATTTATTAATTCATGGGAAGAAGTTACAGTCGATTTTTTAAGGAAAAACGTTAAATATATAGATAGATTAAACACAAAACTAGAAAAATTACATTTTAGTTATTGGCAAAATCTAATAAAAAACTTATGACAAGACATCTAGTAACATTTGTAAATTATAACAACGATTATAATACTAAAGAAGATAAAGAACGTTACGCACTTTTTAAACAGTTTAACTCTGAACGTAATAAAAAATATTGTGATATGCACGATATAAAGTATTATGAAGTAGATGAAACTGTATTTAAAATTCCATTAATGTTTAAGTTAGCTGATAAGCCAGATTTTGAAGTAAAAAACAATAACCATTTTGCTCGTTGGCAATTTTTTAGAGACAAAATTGATGATAGTACTTTTAAAGAAGGTGATATTATTCATCATCATGATGCTGATGTTTTTATAGTGCAACCAGATAAAGTAATGCCTTGTAACAAAAATTTCACTTATGCTATAGATTCAGGCAACACGCATTGTTTTGGTGCATTTACTTTAAAGGTTGGTGTTTTTGCAAACAAGTTAATTAACTTAATGCTTAGTAGAGAAAGATTTGATAAATTAACTAAGTTAAAGTTTTATAAAGAAAATGATGGTGGTGAAGTTTTCTTTTACTGGGGTGATCAACAAGCTTATTACATTGCATGTGGTATAAAGTGTCATAGCTGGGTACCATTCTTTTACTTACCTAATAACGGGTTTTATACATACCAAACAGAACATGTAGCATTTACTTTGCAAGAGTTATTAGATAATGTTGAAATTTTAGGTGTTGAATGGAATACAACACATTTAGTAGAAGAGTCTGGTAAAAACGGAAGACATGATGATTTTGATATAGTAAGATCAACAAAAGATAAGACAGTGTTAAGGCATTTTGCAGGTGGCCAACAATGGAGATTTGAACAATATTCAAAAGAGTATCCTATATAATGCGTAATGTTTTTATAGATTGTGGTGCTAATCTTGGTCATGGGTTTAATAGAATTAGTAGTCAACGTGACCTTACTAATTATGAAGTACATATGTTTGAACCTTTGCCTAACGCAGTAAAATTATTAAAAGAAAGATACCCAAAAGCTACAGTGTATTGCAATGCAGTTTGGATAAATGAAGAAGAAAAAGTATTTGAAATAGAAGATCTTATTATTGATGGTGTTCAAAGTGTTGGTCACGCAAGTAATATAATGGCTGAAAATTATCAAAAGAATAAAAATATACAAGCTAATTGGACTAAAATTACTACTAAATGCGTTGACTTAGCTAACTTCATTACATCAAATTTTAGTAAAGAAGATAACATATTTTTAAAGCTTGATGTTGAAGGTGCTGAGTACAGTATTTTAGATAAATTTATTAGTTTAAATATATTAGATTTTATAAAGACCATTAATGTAGAGTTTCATGGTCATCTACTCAACACACAACCTAACCCTGACAGTTATTATTTAGAAATAATAAAACAACATAACATAGAACTATTTTAAATGAAAATTACAGAAATAACTATCTCATTACACTGCGGCTGTTCTAGGCCTGTGGTTGATAAACAAATGGCTTTATTAAAACCTTTAGAAGATAAATACAAAGTACATTGGAATAATAGAATTGATAGATTCCCTAGAGCTTATCCTTCATATTCCCAACTAGTTAATCACGCAATAGCTACAAGCCCTTCTGAAGTTATGCTGTTGTTAAATGATAGAACCATACCTAAACTAGAAGAAGCAGAAAAAATTATTAACCATTTAGAAAATGGCTTTGCCTGTTCTTTTATTTACAATGTAGGTTTTATGGGATTTACTAAAGAGTTGGTAAGAACTATTGGGTGGTGGGATGAAAGATTTTTAAATGGTGGTTGGGAAGATAGAGATTGGGTTTTTAGAATGCGTTTAGCTAATTTAGCATTATATGAAAGTTTAGAAGGTGAATATGAAACACACTGGAAATCACCTTTACAAATATCAGATGCTTGTGCTAGATCTGGTCCTGTATGGCAGGTAAAGTATGATCAAGGTCCTAAAAAAGATATATGGTCAACCGGAACAGGGCCAGTTATTTATAAACGTTTAAGAGAAGAATCATACCCGCATTGGCAGCAAACTTTAGGACCAGCAAGAGATGATATAAGACAGTCTTGGATGCCTTGGGATAAGTCAGTTCTCAATTTATTTTATGCTGGTACAGAAAACCCACGCGGTGGGCCATCAGCCTCTAGTATGATAAATAATAGAGAAATAATTGAAAAATATGACTAAAACAGTTTTTGTAGATTGTGGAAGCAATCTCGGTCAAGGATATGAAGGTATAATAAATACTTTAAAATTTGATGAAAACGCAACTGTTCATATGTTTGAACCAAACAAAATTTGTTTTAAAAAGTTACAAGAAAAATATCCTAACTTTAATTTACATAATGAAGCGGTTTGGTGTAAAAACGAACAACGTATACTAACTTTAGATTACTGCAAATATGCTAAAGATTATGTTGGTGGTAATACAAATATAATGCAAGATGAATATATTAAACCTACAAATTCATGTTTTTCAGATAAAAATAAAGATGATGAAGAACTTACCACTTGTATAGATTTTTCAGAGTTTGTAACACTTAATTTAAATAAAGATGATTTTAATGTTTTAAAATTAGATATAGAAGGTGCTGAACATGAAGTTTTAAAAAAATTATTTGAAACCAATACTATTGTTTATTTTAAACAAGTTTTTATTGAATGGCATACTACAAAATCAATAACAGCTAATGAAGGTATGACTTTATACTCTGGAAAATTTAAAGATTTAGATATAATATACCAAGAATGGCATTGACGACAAAACCTTTAAGAATATTAGTGCTTGGTGCATCCGGAATGCTAGGTAATGCAGTGTTTCGTTATTTTTTTAATAAAAAAGATTATTATGTTTATGGTACGGTTAGATCAGATAACGCATTAAAACATTTCACATTACAACAACAATCAAATATAATAAAAGGGGTAGATCTAACAACATCAGATGCACTAATAAAATTGTACTCTGAGGTTCGTCCTAATATTGTTATTAATTGCGTGGGTGTGGTAAAGCAATTAGAAGATGCTAACGATACCCTTATAACTATACCAGTCAATACATTATTACCGCATAGATTGGCTAGGGTGGGTGATTTATATGGTGCTAAATTAATTCATATAAGTACTGATTGTGTATTTTCAGGTAAAGAAGGGTATTACACTGAAAACGACATACCAGACACTAAAGATTTATACGGTATAAGTAAACATCTTGGTGAAGTTATATACTCTAATACAGTTGTTCTTAGAACATCAATAATTGGACATGAACTTAATACAAGTCACAGTTTAGTAAATTGGTTTTTATCTCAAGAAGGAAAAGTGAAAGGATTTACTAAAGCAATATTTTCAGGACTACCTACAGTTGAGTTAGCACGTGTTATAGAAGAATATGTCTTACCTAATAAGAAATTAGAAGGATTATATCATGTTTCATCTTTACCAATTAATAAATTTGACTTACTTAATTTAATTAAAAAACAGTACAACAAAGATATAACAATTGAGGAAAGTGATAGTTTAGTTATTGATAGAAGTTTAAATTCGTCTAAATTTAGAACAGCTACAGGCTACAATCCACCTAGTTGGCCAGATCTGGTAAAATTAATGTGCCAGAGTAAGTAATGTAAATGTTTAAAGACTGCACATTATTAATATCTGGTGGTACAGGTTCTTTTGGTAATGCTGTGCTTAAACGTTTTTTAAATTCTGATTTAAAAGAAATACGTATATTTAGCCGTGATGAAAAAAAGCAGGATGATATGCGTAAAAAGTATAATAATTCAAAAATTAAATTTTATATAGGTGATGTAAGTGATTATAGAAGTGTTGAACTTGCAATGCGTGATGTTGATTATGTTTTTCATGCTGCTGCTTTAAAACAAGTCCCGTCATGTGAATTTTATCCAATGCAAGCAGTAAAAACAAACGTAATGGGTACTGAAAATGTTTTAATTGCAGCTATTAATGCAAAGGTAAAAAGAGTTATATGTCTAAGTACTGATAAAGCAGTTTACCCAATTAATGCTATGGGTATAAGTAAAGCAATGATGGAGAAAGTCATGGTAGCCACTAGCCGTAATTCTAAAGATACTGTTATCTGTGGTACAAGATACGGTAATGTAATGGCATCAAGAGGTTCAGTTATACCGCTATTTGTTGAACAAGTTAAAGCAAATAAAGCAATTACTATTACTGATCCAAACATGACTAGGTTTATGATGACATTGGATGATGCGTTGGACTTAGTTCTTTTTGCATTTGAACATGGTAGTAGTGGAGATATATTTGTTCAAAAAGCACCTGCTGCAACTATTGATACATTGGTTAAAGCAATATTATTAGTAACTAATAAACAAAATTATCCAGTTAATGTCATGGGATCAAGACATGGTGAGAAAATTCATGAGGTGTTAATGAGCCGTGAAGAAAAAGCAAGGTCACAAGATCTTGGTAATTATTTTAGAATATCAGCAGATGGTAGAGATTTAAATTATGAACAGTATTTAGAAAAAGGTAACCCTACTATTCCACAAAACGGAGATGATTATAACTCATCTAACACAATAAGATTAGATGTAAACGGAATGGTTGAGTTAATTAAAAAACTTGATTTAAAAAACCTTGGTATTGATTTCTAATCTTACAATCATATAATTATAATATGATTATTAAAGATATTACTGTATATGATGGTTTATTAATTCACAAAAGATTTGCATATAACTATTTTCGTAAAAAGACATTACCTATTGGTAATATTGTAGCTTTTAGAGCTCCTATGAATGTGTTAGCAGACGGGATGATTGATAGTGAAGACATTTTACAAAATGACTTCATCTATAGTGATGATGCAATTAATTTCTGTTGGGAAATACCTAACTTAGATCCTTTCGGTGCAGTTGCATATCAAAGACTTTTTAACACGCAAATTGCAATGATACTATCTAACAAGTATCTTAAGAAGCCAATTGAAGTTGATGGTGATGATTTTATGGTTCATGATCAATTTGAAGGTAGTGATGGTACTTTGCAGAAAATTGGCAAATGCAGTGTTAGTATTACATATTCAAAAGATAATGTAGCTTTAGGACATACAGGTATCAATGTTAATGCAGGACGTAAGGCACCAGCATTTGCTTATAGTACAAAACTAACCGACGAACAAGCTGATCAATTTATGAAAGATGTTATTGATCTGTTTTATGCATTAAATGATGATATTTTTATTGCAACCACAAAAGTAATAGTATGATTATGAAAAAGAAAAAAATACCTAAACAGTCAGTATCGTGGTTAGTAACAATACAAGAAGATTCAAAAACCGGTGAACAATTTATCAAACTACCTAAAGGGTTGTTGGAAAACAATGGATGGAAAGAAGGAGACGATATTCTTTGGGATGAATTACCGGATGGCGGATTTAAATTAGTTAAGATAGAAAAGAAATGACCGTATTTGATTATATTGGTTCTATTATAAACAGTAAGAATAAGATAGAGTTAAACTGTGATGATGAGTCACAGTTTAGTATCTATATGATTAATAGATGGTTATCATTTTATTCAAATGATGTTTCTAATTATGTAAATGAAACTTGCAACAAGTATGCTAACTTATTCTCTACCAAACAAGAACAATATAATTTTTTATACAACGTTTTACCTAAACTCAAATTTAAAAAGATTAACTATTTAAAGAAGTTAAAAAAAGAAGATAAAGAAGAAAAAAGTGTTGTTTATATTCCAGAGTTTATGAGTAAAGCAGAATATGAAAGAAACCTTGAATTCTTAAACAGTCTTGGTAAATAATTGTATGGCACAAGTATCTGTTGATGTATTAGAAACAAGAAAAAGTCTTATTGACTTAGACTCTTACGGAAAAGGTAATTTCGGTTTAGGGGATGATTTTAGCCTATCCTTTTTATTTGATGATATTGTTCTGGTAGAGTTTATTGATGAAGTTAATGATAACTCAGGTGACGCTATTGTTCGTAACGGTATTTTTGTACCAACCAATTCACTCATCAAAGCATGGAGAAAAGCTAAAGTTATTTTAGCAGGACCTAGTGTCAAGTACTGTAAACCGGGTGATATAGTAATTTTTCCAAACGATAAAGGAGCATCTGTAGCTAACATTGAAGTTGAAGGTTACGGTAAACTTAAAAAAGGTGTGTTCTTAAACGAACAAAGATTGTTCGGTATCTGTAAAAAAGTAGCAGAAGAATCAAAAGCAGAAACATTTATAAATGAAGACGACATTGCAGGGGTTAAGAACCCTACTAAGAGAAAACGTTTGTGAAATTGTCTTTATGCGCAGACGTCCTAGACCGGGTAGATCACCTGCTAGACGTATGTTGTGTACTTTAGATGATAGAATTTTAAATTCTGAAAATGGAAGACTTGCTCTCAATTACAGAGGTGCAGGGGGTGTCTTACCATACGAAACAGAATCAAAAAATTTGCTACCGGTTTGGGATATATTCATGCAAGATTGGAGAATGGTTAGTATGGATAATTGCGATGTTGTGAATACCATTAAAGAACAAGATTTTTGGAATTATTTTAATGGTACTTTATTGAAAATGTCACAAACAGATAAAATGAGATACATGGACATATGAACGCTCAAACTGAAAAAATAATTAATAATTTCCTACAAAGAGAAATAGTCTTTTACATTAATAAGGATAAGCCTATCAAATCTGGCAAACTTCTTATTTTTAAATTTAAAGACTTTTATTTTAATTTTTTAATTAAAACAGGAAACACTAATAAGATTTTTGAATTACCATACCCTTTTAAAATTGAGCAAGGACCAAGTTCATTAATATTTTCATATACGTTAGATGATTTTTCTCAAAAAAATACGGACTTATACTACAAATCATTATTATTGAAACCAAAAAAGAAAAATAAATTATACAATTCTACAGTTGTTTTATCTGCACTTAACTAATATAATAGAGGGGTGTTTAGTAAATACCTAACTCATTTTCCAAACGGATACAATCCTAGCAAGCAGCAAATAGAGCTAATAAAGCGTGTGGAGGACGCATTTGCTCAGGGACATAAATACGTTATATGTAGTGCTCCTACCGGTTCTGGTAAAAGTTTTTTATCCAAGACAATGGGTAATATTGCCAGTGGTTGCACTGAAGATTTTAAACAATATATTATGTCTTATGAGGCATTTAAGCAAGATCACGTAGGTAATTATGTAAATGAAATAGATTGTTTAAAAGAACCTCCGTTCGGTGCATTTGCATTAACAATAACTAAGTCATTACAAGATCAGTATCAAAAACTATTTGATGACTCTTCTTTACTTAAAGGTAAAAGCAATTATCAATGTCAAGTAGACGTGAACGTTGATGTTGAAAACGGACCTTGTTTAATAACACCTAAAATGAAAGAAGAGTGTTGGTCAAAAAATAAATGCCCATACTATAACGCACGTAATATTGCTTTAACAGATAATTTTGCTGTACTTAATTACAAAATGTTTTTATCATTACCAGGGCACGTTAAACGTAAAAACTTTATTGTATGTGATGAAGCTTCAGAACTAGAAGACGAATTAATTAAACATTTTTCAGTTTTTATTGACCCAGATAAATTGAAGTTAAACGGAGTTAAAGTTCCGTACCTTTATAGTACGGAGCCAGAAAGTGTACTGAAATGGCACAATCAAGTAATGGTAGCAGTTAGTGAACAAATAGAAGCTTTAACAGATAGGTTTAACAGTAAAAAGGTTTCGTTAAACATAAATGAAAAAATTAAATTAAACTATCTTAAAAGTTTACACCGAACATTAATACTAATTGACGAAACTTGGAACAAGTGTGAGTATATATGTCAAAGAGAAAATAAAACAGTAAGACTTACACCTTATAAGGTTGATACATTATCAAAATATATCTTTGATTATGCAGAAAATGTATTGTTAATGTCAGCTACAATAATAGATCATAAAAACTTTGCTAAAAGTTTAGGTATTAAAGAATACAAATATGTTGAAGTTGATAGTACTTTTGATGCTAAAAAAGCTCCAATATATTTCTCTAGATTAAACAAATTAAATCAAAGTAATACAGAAAGATTATTACCCACATTAGCTAGTCAAATACAAAGCATTTGTGAAACACATAAAAATGATAAAGGTTTAATACATACGCATTCTTTACAGATAACATTAGGTCTTCAAAAGCTATTAAAAGGTAATAGATTTTTATATAGAACTGGTGATGTAAAAAATGAACTTATTCTAGATAATCATTTCAAATCTAAAGATGCCACTGTTATAGTTAGCCCTTCTATGACCTTTGGTGTAGATTTAAGAGATGATTATGCAAGGTTTCAAATTATTGTAAAAGCTGCATATTTACCTTTAGGAGATGTTAGAATTAAACGTTTAGCTAAAGAGGATCAAACGTGGTATACTAATAAAATGCTTAGTAATTTAGTACAGGCCTGTGGTAGAGGTATTAGAAGTAAAGATGATTATTGCATAACTTATATACTTGATGCTAATATATGGGATGAAGTTGTAGATAATAAAAGCAAATTACCTAAGTACTTCCTTGAGAGATTTGTTTAAATATTAATGTGAAGTCGTTTAAACAGCATTATAACCAATCTATGATACAAGAAGAAGGTATTGGTAATTTTTTAAAAGGAGCAGCCTTTTCAGCAGGTTTAGCTTTAAGTGCTCCTACAGTAGGACACGCTCAAGTAACCTCTGATATGTTGTTTTCTCAAATTGTTAAACATGAAAAATTAGCTCGTCACGTATATATAGACACAAAAAATCACCCTACCGTAGGCATTGGTGTTAATTTAGATGACATTAACAATAGAAAGACTTTAACTAAAATGGGTATTAATGTGAATGATTTAGTTAATGGTAAAATTGATTTAAACGATAATCAAATAAAACAATTGTACGAAATTAATTTTAAAAGAGCTCTTGCAGATGCTGAAAAGTTTATACCTACTTTAGGTAATTTACCTTTAAACGTACAAAAAGCAATTATTGATATGTCGTTTAATTTAGGGTATAATAAATTAAGTCAGTTTAAAGAATTGAAAAAAGCATTATTAGAAAATGACTTTAAGTCAGCTTCAAAAGAAATGCTAAATAGTCTCTGGGCTAGACAAGTAAAAGGTAGAGCAGTTGAGTTAGCTAATATGGTTAGAACTTCTTCTTAAGACGATTCTTTTTTAATTTAATTCTATCTTTTGGTAACCTAAACACACCTGCTTTTGGCGGTTGAATACCATAAGCACCACCAACTTGATTCTTAGGAGAGTTTAAATTAAAGTTTTGAGCTCCAACATACGCATCAGTATGCCTATTAGGCATTCTGTTATCGTAAGGAGCTACTCTAGCTTCAGTTACTTTTTTTTTGACTTTTTAGACTTTACACCTTCAATTTTATCAGCTGTTTTTTTACTCATTTTAACTGGTACTTTTTTACCACCTACAGTTGTAAATTTTTTACCAGCTTCAGCAGCATCTGCTACGTTTTTAATAAACTGGTTATCTTCATCGTATGCACTTTTTTCTGATAGGTATGCGTTTACTAGTTGATCAAATTTCATATTATTTCTTCTTTCTTATATTTAATGCAAAGTTAGCTCGTTTCTTTTCAAGTGCAGTGCCATGTGCTTTTAAACCTTTTAATTCTTTTGTGGTCATCTTTTGACCTTTCTTTTTATGTTCTTGTTTACGTAGAGCACCTTTTTTAATGCCTTTTACAGCCTTTTTAACCCAGTTTTTCTTAGCTTCTTGTAAATATTGTTCTACGAGCAGATTGAATTCCATAATATTATTTATATAATT